GTAACTCGCGTGCAACCAATCTGCTTACCCCAAGCCTCGATGTGTGGTCGCATCAGCCTGAGTTCATCTAGGTCGCCGCCAGCAAGAAAAAAGTGCAGATTCTTGAGTCGCGGGTAGACAATGATCTCTGTGATGACTGCGCTTTTAGTTCCAGGCCAAAGCTGGAACCTTCCTTCCTCTACACCCTGCGCAACATCTTCAAGGGTGTGAGTGCCTGCTGAGTATTCTAAAGCCGCTTGGATGTGTTGTGCCAACCGCCAGAAATCCTCCATTACCGCTTCCCTGCCGTGGTGGCCTCCAGTCGCATCACGCCGACCCGCCAATCGTCCAGCACGTTACCCGTCACCTTCATTTTGACCGACCGGCCTGAGAACCTGGCGTCGGTCGGAGCCTTGGCGCTGAACGGGCCGTAGCTGGACTCTGCCGACGTCGGATACATCTTGGCCGTGAATGAAATAGAGACCTCTCCCAGAGTCTGCTCGTCAGGGATTACAGACCTAACGGCCATCACGTTGTCGCCGTTTCCTAGTTCAATCGGACCAGACTGCGCGTAAGGTGAAACCGAGTCGTAGGTGAATCCGATCTCGTGGTCGTAGATGTAACCGTCGGTGCTGACCATCATTGGGTTTGTGAAAACTGCTCTATCAGTTCCTGCGGTACGCGCCATCATGCCAATTGACCAGTGTCCTTCACGATAGTTGTAGGTGACATATGAATCATTCTCATTTGAAGAAAGAGACGGGTAGAACCAGGTCACCTCACCAAATTGAGAATTGTGGACTGCGTAGACTTTGGATGCCTGAGAGAAGTTGATATTGTTGAAAATGTAGTCACCGACATCGCACGTCATAGGCTTGACAAACCCGTCGTAGGACCAGAATCCTGATTTCGACATCCACATCGCGGATGTGTCGATGGCCGCTACAGCCTGCGCTGAGATGACCCCGCACCCGCTGCCTACCTTCTCAAAACTGTAGACGTAGGGCAGGCCGATGTAGCTGGCGATGTGCGCATCCACGTCTGTGAACAGGATATTGACTCCACGCACACGTTTTCCGCACTTCAGCGAACCAACAGTAGCCACTTCAAAATCACCAGCTTGATTGGTAGCCGCAGCCGTCCAGGTTGTATTGTTCTCCTGATCTGACCACTTCACCAGGCGCGGGTTACCCGATGCTCCCAAAGCAAACATGATGCGTTCGCTGGTGACCATTACAGCCGCGCAACTTGTCGGGGCATTGGTGATGGCAGCCGCCAACGTAGGCGTGGAGAATCCTAACTGCCACTCGTACAGTTTGCCGTCGGTGCTGCTGCATCCGACCAGGTACTCGCCCCATGTATCGAGACTCCATGTCGTGGCTGGCGTAGCAGCGCCAGTGTCAGGACGTTGCGTACCATATGCGTAGTACCCATAAGTTGCATTCCCGTAACCAGTTTTCACAACAGAGTCGGCTATTCCTGCTGTGAATCCTGTAGGAGTAATGTCTTTAAGCGTACCAGCCGCATTCATAACGTACAACTTTGAGTGCGTACCGGCTCCGATCCATCGATCACCACCGTTATCACGCCAAGTTATAAGACCTCGGCACATACCCGTCATCTGAGATGCGGAATGCTTTTGCCACCCGCCAATGGGTCGCAATGTATTTTCAAACCAGCGAACCAAGTTAGAGTCGTACCAGCGGCCAGCCGACTGATACTCAGTGCCGTTTCGGTAAACGCCTGGAGGAATCTTTAGAGGAATGAGTGCCATGATTACACCGATAGGTTGGAGACAAACGACAGCGTGGCTACAGCGGACGCTGTGGATGGTCTAGTGGGTGACGTGCCAGCAGCATATGCCGGTATAAATACTGATGTGCTGTCAGTTGACCACCATATCTCAATGTAGTCGTTTGCTGACAATGTCAGGTAGTAATTCCATCCGACAATGTTGTGATAAAACTCGGTTGCGCTTTTTCTTGCTGCTAGTCCAATTTGACCTGTTGATCCAGCAATGTCAGTGCCATTCTTCTTAAGCCAGATGCTCATGTCCTGCATAGAGTTGGCGTTGTTCTCTACCTGGACGCTAAATTGCAAGTTGTAGATTCCACTCTGATCCACTGTCAGCTTGGTGGTACTTGCTACTGTTACACCATTGCTGAAGTCTGTCGTGTTGAATTTGAGCGCAGTGGCCGTGTTGGTTGCTGCTGTCTGCGTCGTAGTGTCTTCAAACGCTCCATAAGGGACGTTTAGGTACTTACCACCACGCGGTCCAAATAACGCGCCCAGAGCGTTTGTGACGCGCTTGGCGTAGTTCCCGATGTTGCTGAGTGTCTGACTGAAAAACAAGCGGTCATATACCTCGCCAGGGTTGCCTAGATTCGGCTGCGCTGGCGTTGTGATTTGGCTTGTTAGGTCTGTCATACGTTACGTTCAAAGTGCGGACAGTCTACCAATGAACGAAAGTTCCCGCCCCAACGATTTTTCGGGTGCAGGCTTTCCCAATACGCGCCAAGCGGAGCCAGGATTCCCTTATCCCAGATGATTTTCCCGTCCTTAAAGAAGTTAAGGTCTATCGCGCAACGCTTCAGATGGATGCTATTCATGGTCTTGGACCGGCCCGTCTTGAAGTAGATGGCCTGCTGCTCTGGTGTACGCGCCAACTCGCCACCAGTGACCAGGAATCCCTGCTCTGTGGCGTGCTGGATTAGCTTGCACATATCCAGTAGGAAAGCTGCTTGCTCTTGATTGAGACTCATTTTGCGATCCTCATTTCTGCCAGCTTCTCAACAGTTCGACCGCCAAAGTAAGCGCCCATAATCAGCATTCCCCAATTGCCCAGCAAGGTCACATAGGACTCGTTGGCGTTTAGGCCGTAGGCCGACATCATGGCAAACAGGAAATACCCCATAAAGATGGCAATGAGCGACATGGGACGGATGTTCTTTGAAAGCCATGAATCAGAACTCATATCTGCCTGCCAGCGATCTGTGATGTTGTCAGCATCATTCTGTGCAGCTTTAGCCAGCATCTCCATCTCGGCCAATTCCATCTTGGCCTTTTCGATGCCCAACTCAATCAGGCGCTCCTCATGGTGAAACTGCAACTCGCGCAGCTTCTCAACGTCAGCCGGTGTTGGGTTATCTGGGATCTTCACGCCCAGCGTGTTCTCGACAACCTCCTTGCCCTTGGCCTGGATGGCGCTTGACAGGAGTCCTAGACCGTTTTCCGCAAGAGTACCAAGTAGTGCGCCAAGAATTGGAATCATTAGAAACCTCTGTTAGTGATAACGTGAAATGCAACGCTTACCAATGGGACAACGATAGCTGATGCGCCTACAATCCACAGTGTATTCATAATAATCGTCACCTTCATTTCCCTGTCCTTTTGCTGGCGCTCAGAATCTTCTCTTTCAAGAGTATTGCGTTCCTTTATCAGCCTGGCTCGCTCTGCCATCATCTCTTCCCATACCTGTGCGTTACCGCTATAGAAGAGGATGTCTTTCAACTCCTTCTCATGTTCTCGCAACGCTTTGGATGCAATTGCAATCTGGAGAGCCTGAGAACTTATCTGCGCATCTGTCTTTCCAATTGACGCAATCCTGGCCTTGCTGCTTGCTAGATGAACCGTGTCTGCCGCTTGATAGAAACTGCTGAATTCTTTGTATAGGCCGTGGATGTCTTTACCAAGGGCGACTGCTTTTTTATGCCAGCTACAGCGCCCTGCGCCATAGCAAAGGCCGTGAATGGGTCAATCATTTACGGTTCACAACTACCCAGCGGCAGATGCGTCCATCTTTATCCATGAATTCATTTGCGCCCATCGTCTTGTCCTCATCTTTCTTAGGGATACGACAAACCAAAACCGTCTTTGTCTCAGTATTCGGCCAGGGGCTATCCGCTGAGACAATCTGATCCATCACTTATCAGCCTTGTGTTCCAGCTTATCAAAGATGCGCTCTAGCGTTGCGTCAATCTTGTCAAGTCTGCTCTCAATGTCAATCTTGCTGACGTAGTTCTTTGGCAAGTCAATCTCAATGGCTTTGATGTCTTCCTTCAAGGCTTTCACAGAGTCCCATATTTCCTTACACCACCAGCCGACAGCGACCAGGATCGCGCCACCGACGAAGTTAAACATTGGCTGGAATTCCATGATTATTAGTCCGCTGGTTGTGGCGTGTTGCCTTCAGCAAGCCATTCTTGAAACTCAGGGTATTCTGCTGTACAGGTCAGGCGGCATTTGCCATCATCATCAACACGGGCGTAGATTTGTGGTTCGCCTTCAACGGCGGGTAAGCATTTGAAAATCATAGTTCAGCACTCCATCCAAAGTATGCGGTTGCATTAACAGCTCTACCATACCCGCCTCTTCCAACTGTTAAACCAGATGCAACCGTCAATTTTGAAGTTGCCATATCCGTTGACGCTGTACTAAAAATAGGTACAGCAGAACAAACAAAAGATGTTCCAGATTCTCCATAAGAATAATCCCCCGCTGTGCCAGTTTGTTCTAGCGCAGTTGGAGGTGTTCTTAAAGTTACTGGGTATTGCGTCAATACAATAGCTTCGGTTGTAGCTTGCGTATACGCACTTCCCAATGACCTCACTGCCGCACCCGGCGTGGTTTTGTAATAGTACCGCTGGCACAAAGCCAACTCAGTCCCATATGGGCGGTAGTCAAACGATGTGGCTGTGCTGCCTTTTTCTAGCTGTACGCCTGTAACGTACCAAGTGGCTGCGTTTGTGCCTACTACCGATACAGCGCCTGTGGCCGAGTTGTAGTTGGTTGCCGCCCATGCGCCCGCAGTACCAGATTGCGTTGTGCCAGTTCCAAGTGAAAATATTACGCTAATTCCTATTCCATTTGTAGTTAACCAAGTTCCCGTGGTATCCCCCGCAATGGTTACAGATGCTTGTGTCCATGTGTTTGCTGAAGATATGGTGTAAGTAAATGGGTATGACCTAGTACTTCCGCTATTTTTTAATGCGCCGCCAAATGTTCCTGTTAGACTTGAATATACCCAAAATGACAAAGTGACGGTCGCCGCTGATGCTGTACCAAATGCTAAATCAGCTACATTTAACCCTTCAATTCTTTGTTGCACGTTAAATGTTTCTGCTGCGCCAACTGTGTAAGCAGAAAGCGAGGTGCATCCAAGATAATTTATGTACCCTGTTGGAGGCGTTACTGCCCCAGCATTTTGTCCAATTTTAAATTTGGACGCAACAGTAGAACCCGTTTGCCATCTATCCAAATAATAAGTTCCCGCAACAGCAGGGTTCACCTCAGCCCCAGCATTGCGCTGGTCAATCACCATCGCGCCGTTGATGATGCGGTTCTTGAATCCGTTATAGCCTGTAGCCGATGCGCTCAGAAGATTGCTGGTGAACTTAGAGTCCACCAAGTCCCAATTTGCATTTGTCTTTGTTCCCCAGGTGTCGGTGCTTGCACCAACCTCTGGCTTGGTAAGGAGTAGGTTTGTGGTGGTCGTATCAGCCATGTTTCACCTCATTGGGTTGTCCAATCCTTAGACGTTCCGCTTACAGATGTCCAGGGGTTGGTGTTGTCAGAAATTATAGTCCAGCTACCTGTATTTGGGGACTGCGTAGTCCATGACGTGGTTGATGCTCCAGAGTCTGCCCATGTTTCTGGATTGATTGCTTCTGGTTCCCACATCAGTCTTTGAGTGATGTAGTCCAACGCATCAAGGTACTCAGCAACTGCTGCGACGTACTCAAGTCCACCTGTTAATCCATCAGATGCCAGCAAAGCATCTGAATTAAACGCTACCATCTCCAGAGCCATTGTCATGGCATCTTGTACGCTTACGCCTTCAGCAATTGATGTTTCCATAACCATCAAGCCAACGACACTGTCAGATGCTGAACCAGATTCAGATATAGATTTAGAGACTACATAGACAGATAATTGTGAATCAGATGCAGATCCTGATTCAGCGGCAAACGCTACCGCGACAATGTTTTGTCCAATTGATTCTGTGGCCGTTCCTGACTCTAGGATTGAAGCTACAAAATTGGCTACAGATGTCAACGAATCAGATGCTGATCCTGACTCAAGAATTGATGTTCCAACTGTCAACGCATAATTCTGTGAGTCAGATGCAGAGGCAGACTCGGATATGCTAACTGGAAAATTAAATCCAGAAATAATTGAATCTACAGCACCAGAATATCCGTATGGACCTGATCCATAGAAACCTTGCCCATATCCACCTTCGACTATAGATACAGAATATATTGCACTACCCAGCGAACTGAATGGAGCCTGGCCAATCGCTGAAATTCCAAACATTTCACACCTATCCGATCAATGTCCAGGACAATGTTGCCTCATCCCAATCATATATTTTTCCATCCACAGGCCGCGCTACGGGCGGTTGCCAATACGATTCGCTTTCATGCAATACCCAACTTGGGTAAGGTGATGGGCCATGCAATTCACAGCCAATCAATGCCCGCGCCTCATCGTTAGTAATAGGCAATGAGCCATCTGGCAGACCGCTTAATGGTATACCAGAATCGTACCAATACAACGTGTTAATTGGAGTTTTATAGTACATATCAGAACGGTGATAGTGCGCTGTAAGTTGCGCCGTTCACATTGGTGACGGTATACGGGCTACCAGCATTTGCGGTGCTACTGTCGTTTGTAAAAGTTCCAGAGTCCTTTGCAAGTAGCAGCAATTTTGTGTTTGTAATATTTGTTATTGGCGCTGTTGGTGGTGTAAACCCAGACACTGTGTAGACGGCTGTACCATTTACATAACGATAATTTGTTAGATTTCCATTTATGTAGTATTGCGTTGTCTCAGAGCCAATTATCATTCCTGTGCTGGTATAAGTTACAGATGTTGTGGTGTCTGTTGTTTTAGCTAACTTCACGCCGTTAACGTAAATTTCGCACACCGTAGTTGACGCGCCAGTATTGCTACGCATGGCGCAAATGTGATACCAAGTATTAGCCACGATTCCAGATGCTGATGTTACCCATTTGGCACTAGCGCCTTGCCATATGCTTAAAATTCCATTACCTGGTGTGGCATTACCATGAAAGAAAAACCTAAAGTCACCTTGCTGGTTACATAAAGATACAAGACCAGCGCTAGATGGTAACGCTGCAAAGCGAACAAACATTTCTATAGTAAAAAGGTTATTCCCAAGAGTTGGCGGGCTTTGCGCGGCTATTGCCGTTAAGTATTGATTGGTTCCGTTTAATGCAACGCTACCGCCAGTTCCAGCACTAGGCCAAGAACTTGCCTGCCTTGCTTGCATTTGTTCCGTCAAAGTCCATATCCCTACCGCCGCCGAACTGCTGGTGGTAGCAGCCGTAGCAGACCGGATGGAACCCTTGTACCGATTCATCAGCTAATCGCCTCGTAGGTGGCAACCATCTCAATTGCATTAGTGGTTCCCGACGTGACCACAATAGACTGGGCTTCACCGACATAAATCATGGTGCTTTTATCCACGACTACCAAAGATGAGTTGCCAGGTACGCTGGTTTGGTATGTAAGTCGGTACGCCGTACCTGCCCCGCCTGTTGCGCTGTTGATAGATACGGTGATGGTTGCCGCAGTGGCCGTGACGTTTGTAGCCATCATGGTATCAATCTTGTTGATGGTTCCAGCGGATGGAGTCAGTGCAGTCCATGTAGTCGCGGTTGTGGTAGTAGGCACAAGGTAGGTTGTCGCTCCAAGAATGGAGGACACGTTGACCATATTCGGGTTTGCCATGCTATTCCTTTAGATGCCGAACACCATCGACATGATGATTGCTTTACCTTCTGTAGCTGCCGCACTGGCGGGGTAGGTTACAAAAACGTCTTTTGTACCAGCAGAGAAGTTAACTAATGAACCAGAATTGCTAGACGATAAAACAGTTGTTCTGGAAAGCGTTGTACCCGAGGAAGTGTATGTACCGATACCAACCTCCCACTCTGAACTGCTTTGTCCAGCAATAGTGTAATAGGTTGAGTTACCATTACCAACAGCAGAAAATGATTGGAATCCTGACGTAGCGCCTGCCAGGGTTACAGTGCCTGTTCCAGTTGTGGTGGTTGTCTCTTTGACTCTGTCGGCAAGTACAAGTGCCATAGCAACAACCCTTTAATCTGTCAGTTCTTCAACTTTGAAGAAACGCTCCTGGCTATCGCCATTGGTGTCAATGTAGGATACAAGCAGCAACAGGGCACAGTTACTATCAACAGCAGCGCTTTGCACTACGCCTGTCATAGTCGTTCCCTTAATGATTACCTGGTCACCTGTCTTAAATGCCATGATTAGACCGATCCGGTATATGTAACGTTCAATGTGTCACCAGACTGAACACCTCGATTACCACCCGTAAAACTACCAGCCGAATACAAAGTTCCTGTTGTTCCACTTTTAGTGTTTACGGTAGTTAGAAAGCATCCTGCAATGGTCGCACTGGCATTGATTGTGAATGATGTAGACGTGGATGCCTTTGATCCAGCAGATGCAGAATTCCAACCTACAGACGGACGGGTTGAGTTGGAGTATGCTACGCTTTCGCTCCAACCAGAATGGGAAGACATGGTATCTCCAGCCGCATATGTAGGAGTAGATGCTCCGTCTACCAGCCCCATGTACCAGGCTGCCGTGTACGCGCTACCAGCAAAGAAGTTATCTAGAAGATTATTCTTTCCTACGGTCACCACCAAATTTTCAATTGGCTCTGCCCACTTGATGTTCCCATCTGCATCGAAGCAAGTGACTTCATAGAAACCAGTTGCGCCAATGCTTTCCTGCACGGCAGATTGGCTTGATATGGAAGCGCTTGATGCGTCTTTGCTGTTGACTCGTTCAGAATGCATTTTGCTTTCTCCAATACTGGGAAAATTTTAACCGAAAGACCTAGCGCGTGACTTCAGCACGCCTGCGCTAGTCGCTCCGCGCTCATCTGCAATTTGCAGTTCCTCTATTCCGTTCTTATACAGTCCAGCCCACACTTGAATCCTGGCATCATCCTGTAGGTATGGCGCTGCCTGTAGCAGTGAACCGTACAGGTACACGTCAGGTGCTTTAGTGAGCAGCCAGTTGGTGGTGTTGGAGTCGGACAGCTTGCTCAGTTTGCTGTAATAAATCAACTCTCCCGTGTAGCTGGAATCAGGGATTGGGACAACGCGAATTTGTGACCCGACAACGCCAAAGAACTTAGGCTTTCCGCTGGACGTGTAGACAGTCAGTAAGTCATCCAGGCTGTCGATGGTCTCAAACTGCAATGGAGTGACGGGATTGGTGTCCATCTTGAACGTCCGTGCCTCTAGGAAGTCGCTTGGAGTTGCGTTGTACTCTGCGCTGATGGTAGCCGTGGCGCGGGTAATCATCTGAGTCGTACGCAGGGTACGCTCCATCTGAGCCTCTGCCAAAGATACAAAGTCGGTGATGGCAGACGTGAGATCGCTACGGTTGAGCCAGTCGGCCACCGAGGCTTTCAGTTCAGCGTAGGTGCTAAGTGCCATGCTCTGCCTTTTCCTTCTCGATGTCGCGCATCATCCAGGTGTGGTCGTGCTTGAATTCAAACGTCCCGATGTGGCCGATTTCTTTGCTCACGTCGTGGTCTATGTAGATTCTAAACCCTGCCGCCTGCGCCTTACGGCAAAAGAAGATGTCCTCTCCGATGTAGCCGCGCTTGTCGGTGCGCCAAGGAGTCTCAAACCACGGTTCTGTCAGCTTCTCAAAGACGTTGCGCTTAATCAGCATCACGCCCATGCCGATGCTGCCGACTTCCTCGATACCGGTTGACTCTGGCATGGTGTATACCAGTTCGCGCTCACCATCATGGCCGTACTTTTGTGCGGTCGGTCCGGTAGGGATGCGTCGGCGTGCGCAGTTGGTCGCCACAATGTCCAGGTCATGCTTGAGTAGGCGCTCCACCATGTCCTGCGGGAACGTCATGTCGGAGTCAATGAACAGGATATGCGTGCAGCCCTCGCCCATCGCATCCAGCGCCAGGTCTGCACGCTGGTTCTGAATCAGAGTACCCTGCATGATCTTCAAACTCACTGCATCTGTCGTGTTCAGCGTGTGGTAGCAGACCATATTCACCAAACAATAGGTGAAATTGGCGTGAACCATGTCACGGGCTGGGGTGCAGACTGCAATGTAGTTATTCATACTTTTCCAGGTCTCGTTCTAAAAAATCTGTTGTCCGGGTCGTTTATCCAACGCTTCATGTAAGCCTGATCGTCCAGCTTTCCCTCGGCCTTGAGTTGGTAGTAGATGGCTTCCGGAATGCTGGCGACGTGATGCCACTCGCCCTTCCAGTTTGCTCGCTCATCTACCTTATTGAAATCCGCCTTGTTTGCTTCAACGACTGCTGTGACATCCTGCTGAGTCTGAATCGTTGCTTGGCCGGTTTCATCGTTGAAATGCCAAAAACGGGTGATACCCGCTTCCTTGTTATCGTCAAATACTTGATTGTTCATGCGTTAAAAAAGGGACCAGGTTGCCCTGATCCCTTTCACTTGATTACGACGTAATCAGGTCAGCAGCCAGGCCGTGGGCAGCCTCAGATAACGTCTTAAATCCCCATTCGCAGAGCAAAAGTCGTTTTTCCGCGTCGCCGGTTTTAGCGAGTTCAATTTGCTGATAAGGGCGCAGCACAGTCATCTTGGCGTAATCAGGATCAATGACCCAGGCGTCACGCTCACGTTGGAAACGGTTAGCGATCACGCTCACTTGACCGAAATCGCTGACGTAGATGTCAACAGCGCCGATCAAGGTTGCAGGACGGTCACCGCCGTTGATGTTGTAACGGCTGGAGGCGATACCAGAGAAACCGCTGACGCGCTGCTTGTTAACAGGGCCGGTCATCAGAATCTTGGGAGTTCCGCCAGAGGTCCACACTTGCTGAATCACATTCTTGAGAATGGTCTCAGTGAAGGTGCGGACGTTACCGTCAGTGCGTGCGCTGTTTGGCAGCGTGGTGTACGACGGGTTAGCGCCGTTTGTCTGCATATCAACGTTGGTCTTGATGAAAGCGCCCAGAGATGCAGTACCGCGTGCAGTGCTGGTGTTACCAGCAGCAGCCACGGCACCGTTCAGCATGGTGAATTCTTGGTCGCGTTTCAGTTCGGCGCTGCGCTTGGCGATCTGGTAAGCCAGTTCGCTGCGGCGGCCAGCCTTGTTGACCACCTCTTCAGTCGCGGACAAGATGATGGTCTTGCGCGAAATCTGAGCGTAGTTTTGCAGGCGAACGGTTGCGGTAACAGCGTCAAAAGAAGCGACATCGTCACCCTCAATCTGCTTGTTGGCTGCTGCGGCTGCCAATGTATCGGTCTGCCACTCAAACAGGGAATTGCTAATTGATTCGCGCCCAATGTTGGATTGGAATGGCGTTTCTTCTGGTGCTATGTTAGTAATAATATTCGAGAGATCCTCCCGAATACCCTTTGCGTCAAAGGTGGTGAACGTGTTAGTTACGATAGACATGGTGTACTCACTTTAGTAAAAGTTCAATTGCGGAAACCGCGTCTTGTACGCGGCCACTTTTTGCAAGACGTTGTTTTGCGCGCGTTGACTCGCTTGTCGTGGATACGCGACCGGCTGCCCCTGGCTTGGCTGGTCTTGGGCCATTGTTGGTCACCGGCTTGATGTTGCCTCGCTTGGACATCATCTGCTCGTACAGTGCCGCCTTACGCAGCACATTCACGACACGGTGGTCAAAAATGTTCTTCAGTTCATCAGGCTGGAATCCGGCTTTCTGTCCGAATTCTATGAGTAGCGCCTTCTCTGCCTTGGCCTTTGCGGGGTCCTTCCACTCGGGTAGAACTTCCATCAATTTCTCTTGCTCTTGAGCAAGAAACGCCTGCATAGACTGCGCCTGTTCTTGGCGTGAGATTTCTGCAAGTCGCTGCTGTTCGCTCTGAATAGCCTCGTACTTGGCCTGGTTCTCACGCACTAACTCTTTCTGCCTCACCCACTCGATGGGGTCCTCTTGGTAGAGTTTGTCCCAATCGATCTGAGGCTGTGCCGCCTGCTGAACCTGTTGCTCCAATGCACCTAACAATTGAGCGTACTGCGCACGCTCGGCGCGGATGGCCTGGCTCTCTTGCTCGACTTGCTTGCGCACTTCGGCAATCTGCTGGGTTTTCCGCGTGTAGTCCTGAGTTCGTGAATAGCCCTGCTGGAGTTCGTCAAGCGTTACAGTAACTTCCTTGCCATCAATTTTGACGGTGAAAGTCTGCGGCTCTTCCTCTTCCTTAGTCTCTTCATCTTCCTCTGACTGTTCGGTAGGTGTTTCATCATCCGATGCGTCTGCATCACCGGACAATTCCTCATCCACCGCCGCCTCAGTTTCCTGAGATAACGCCTCGTCGGTTGACTTTTCTCCCTCTTCGGGAAGTATGGCCGTGAGTGCCTGGACTGCTGCGTCCATATTGAGTGATTCTGTCATTTGTTAAC